AGGTCCAGATCTAGAGGATCACATTGCACGTCTTATGGCTACCCAGGCTGGTAACGATATTGAGGATACCCTTATTAACGGTACTGGAACTGGTTCAGGCTTGATGTCAGCATTTGCAGGTTTCCGTCAATTGGCTCTCAGCAACGCACACGTTGTTGACGCTGCTGGTTATGGACTTGACAAAACAATTTTCAACCAAGCTATTAAGACAATGCCACGTAAGTACAAGCAACGTCGTAACCAACTCCGATTCTTCACAGGATCTAACTTGGTTCAAGACTACCTCTTTAACCTTACATCCATGACAAGTGGTGGCTTCAATCCGTTTGATATCGCTTCAGGTATCCTACGTGGTGATGTTGCTGCTAACGATGGTGGCCCAGGTACAACAACTCCATTTGCATTCGGTATCCCTGTTATCAACGTTCCGTTGATCAACGAGACACAGACCTACAATGGTAGTGCAAATACAGGTGATCTTCACTTGACATTCCCGCAAAACTTTATCATTGGTATCAAGCGTGACGTAACAGTCTATCGTTTGTTCCAACCAAAGAAAGATACAATTGAATATACACTATTCATTCGTGTCGGTTGCGTAATGGAAAACTACGATGCACACGTTATCGTTAAGAACATTGCTGTTGCAGGTTCTGTAATGACTTCAAATTCATTCGGATCAGCTACAAACGGTTCTGGTATTACTGGTGGAGCTAACGCTGCGCCTTATACCGATACATTCTAATCTTAAATTAGATGCAAGGCGGGGGACTAGCGATAGTCCCCTTAGCCATTTAATGATATAATTAACAATGACGAGAGGAAGTCAAATGTCATTTACAGATCTAAAAGTTACAGAACTAAGAAAAGTAGCAGAAGCTTTTGCTATTGATGTATCAGGACTTAAATCTAAGCCTGAGATTATCGCTGCAATTGAAGAAGAAGGAATTACCTATCAAATGTATTCTAAGTTTGATAGTACACAAAAAGAAGAAATTGATATTCCACAGCATGAGAAACAAAAGAGAGAAAAGAAAATTATGAATACAGCAAATCAAGTGCTTGTAAAAATGGAAAGAAATAACCATTCATTCCAATTTGGCGAATATATCTTTACTGCAGAGCATCCATTTATTGCTATGTCAGAAACAGAAGCTCAAAGAATTTTTGATTCAGAGTTTGGTTTTCGTATTGCAACTCCACGTGAAGCTCAGGAGTATTACGCTTAAAAAATAAATAGGGGGTGTCGTGAGTGCAAACAATCAACACAAATAGCCAGGCAAAAATATATTTACAGGTATACGATAACGGCGTGTTATCACAAGCTGATTCTTTACCGACTTTATCTATCTTTAATGCAGATAGTGATATTTATAACCCTGGCGGTGTTTTAAGCCAGACACCCCTCTATACAAATTTGTCTGCCTTTGATGAACCGCAGACTGGAATGTATTCTTTTACATTAACTCCAAATATTACTGAAATTAATCTGGTATTAGAAGTTCAGTGGTCATATTCTTTAGGCGGGCTTGATGTAACTCAAACTGATTTCTATGGTATTGAAACTCCGTATGCAACAATTCCAGAGACAATAGATTTTCTAGGATATAGTCCTGTTGAAACTGATTCAAATTATATGGATCCATCAATAATTGTAAAAACTGAAAAAATGGCTAGAACCATTATTGAAGGATATACTGGTATTAAATTCTATAGGTATTATAGTGGACAAGAGATTTATGGAATTGGTGCTAATACCATCCAACTCACAGAAAAAATGCTTTCATTAGATCAAATCTATGAAAATGAAATTTTAGTTTTTGATAACACTCAAACACCAACCTATAATACTTTTGGATATAATACTGAAATTAGTCCAACAGGATATCAAATTCGTATCTGGTGGCCTGGTTGGGCAAATGGGTGGGATAATCAGATGGATCCGACCATATATGAGTATGGAAGATTCAGGGACAGATATCTTTATCGCTTCGTAGGTGAAATTGGATATAAGTATGTACCAGAAGATATCAAGTTAGCATCAATGCTACTGCAACAAGATATTTTGGCTAAAGACTATAATTGGAGAAACAAATATTTGTCTCAAGTTACTCTTAGTGAAATTACACTTAGAATGGCTGCGGGAGCATTTAACGGTACAGGAAATGTTATGGTAGATAACATTCTTGATCAATATCGTAAAGCAAATATTGTTATAATATAATGTTTAATGGAATAGATACTTCGTTTATTGGGACAACTATGAATATGAAAGCTGATGTTTATATTCAGCAAAATGTTCAAGATCCAAATACAGGTGCAATTAAGCGTGAATGGCTTTATGCTAAAACTATTCAATGTAAAATAGAGCCTATTAAAAGTCGTGGAGCATCTTCAAAAGGTGATAATAAAGCTTTTGCAAGAACCTCTGATATGGATTATGATGAGAAGATACAGCTAAAGATGTATTCGCTAGAGCTTATGAGTAAGCGTTGGCGTATTGAGAATATTAGAACTAGTGACAACCGTCAAGTTTTTGTTGAAATAGATAAAATTGATCAACCAGATACTAAGTTTGAAGTCACAGCATCACATGCAGCTCTTGACCCTTTTGGCAAGATAACATTCTATGACACAATTCTTCTAAGATCTGAGATGCAAGATGACACTAAAGCTTGAGATTGATACCAATAACCTAAAAGCAGACTTAAATGAATTTGTTGCTAGCCTAGAAGAAATGACTGGTCCTGGAGTAGTTGGAGCAATATCTCGTGCAACATTTTCAATAACTGGCGAAAGATTTATGATTGCTGCAGATAACTATGCAAGAGCAAATCCTAAGAAAATGCATCATGTTTATGAGTGGGGTAAAATAGGTAATAAAACAGGAAGACTTTTTGTTTTGGAAAGATCTTTACTTATAAATGGCAATCTTTTAATAACTACAAACTTTTTGCCATCAAAAATGCCAGTACCCATTAATAAAGAATTACTTATACCTGGCAGAACAGGCAAAGCAGTATCAAGAAAAAGTATTTTTGCCAATAAAGCAAAGGTTATGGAAGCAGGAACTCCAGTCTCATTTACTGCAAAAAGAGTTTTATCAATTGTTGGTAATAACGGAATAGTTTTTATAGCCCCAGGAACACAAATAAAGATTCTTCATCCAGGAGGACTAAAAACAAAAAATGCATTCGCATCATATATAGTTGAATGGTATACTAAAAATGCAGGTGCAATTATGGATTCCTCTGGACTATATGAGATGATATCTGATGAAGTGTCAAGAGTCATGAGTTCAAATAATTATGGGGTCACGCAGGTTAGAGCAGCAGTAGAAAATGTTGCTTCAAAGTTTGATAAAGGGGTGGTTATTAAATGACAGTAGATTATTCATACGTTGCAGCATTTGATGTAAGAAATGCTATGTGGGCGGAGCTTCAAAATGCAGGTCTATTAAATTCTAAAGATTATATGGCTGATGGATTTAATTACCCACTAGTCCCTATTATTCCTTCCCAGCAAGTTCCAGAATTCAATAATCTTCTCCCTGGAAAAACATATATGACTTATGATATTATTCAAAAACCAGTTGGGCCACAATGGTGGATTTCAGAAGAAACTATGGTCATGCAAATAATATCAAGAAGTAACTCTGAGATATTGACAATAATTAACTTTTTAACAGATCTTTTTAGAAGATATGACTTATCTGCACTTGATGTAAACAGCCTAGCGCAGTCAAATAGTAGTCCTTTTAAGTTCTTTAATTTCAGGATAGAATCAGCAAACCCTGTTCAGCCATTTATAGATGAAGGCGGGTTTATGAGCGGAGACTTTTCCTTTATTTATACCTATACACGCTCTGTAGACCAAGGTCCTAATAATACAGGTAGATATATCTAAAATTTGAATTATATTAGTTTAATGCTATGATTTTGTATGAGGAAGCAAGTTGTCATCTTGTTTTTAATTCAAAAATAAATAAGGTGGTGAAATAAATAAATGGCTACAAATACAAAAAACGTAATCGTCGGTGCAGCAGCATTGTTCACAAGTATTGGAAATAGTTCTAATAACTATGGTCGCCCAGCAACAGATTCAACAACACTTGGATCTCTGTTCTCAGCAACCGCTTCAGCACGTCAGTCTCTCCTAGCTTCTACAGCTACTCCAACTACTGGATATCGTGAAGTAGGATACACAAATACAGGTCTTGAAATTTCATACGAACCAACATATGGCGATGTAATGGTTGATCAGCTACTTGACTCTGCTCGCCTATTCAAGCAATCCCTTAAGGTTACGCTCAAGACAGAGCTTGCAGAAGCAACACTTGAGAATCTAACATTCTCATGGGGTCAAATGGATACTTACTATGCTGCAAATACTGCAAGCACAGTATCATCAATCCCAACACTCGTAAATAATGACGCAGCTCTTGGAACTAACGATAGTCCAGCAGCAGCATTGAATATTGCAGCAGGTGCTCTCGGAGATGCTCCAGTAGAGCGTGTCCTAATTGCAGTTGGACAAGCTCCACAGCAAGTTGGTACATCAGTTGCTGATTCAGTACCAAGCGGTATCAGCTCTTCTAGCACAATCTCAGCTGGAACAACTACAACTGCTTTGCGTTCTAAAGAGCGTGTTTATGTTGCACGTCGTGTTGTTTCAATTGATACAACAATGCATGCTTTGAAGCGTGATGGAGCAACTGTGTTTCCAGTGAGCTTCCGTTGCCTACCAGATTCTAACTATGCTTATGCAGGTGCAGAATATGGTGTTGTTATTGACCGTGTATTCGGCACTAACTAACAACTAAATACAACTTAATATAGAATTTCAAGCCCCGTCAGAAATGGCGGGGTCTTGAATTTGTCCATAGGTATTATATTGGTATAATTTAACTAATAAACAAAGGAGATATAAAATGGCAACAACAGTATATGATGTAGTAGAAATTGAGTTGGGTGATGGAACAAACGTCGTTCTAAAACCGCTACCTATTAAACAGCTTAAGAAATTTATGGCTGTTATTAAAGAAATGGAGCTTCCTGATAATGAATCAGAAGAAGCAGCAATGGAAGTTTTTATTAAAGCAGCAATGGTGTGCTTGGAAGCAGTGAAGTCACCTCTAGCAGAAGATAAAGATAAATTTGAAGAAATCATTGATACTCCAACAATGATGAAAATTCTTGAAGTTTGTGGGGGTCTAAAACTTAATGACCCAAACCTTCTGGGAGCAGCTCTAGTTGGGACGAACTAGACTTAGCCTCCCTTGAGTCCGAAGTTTTCTTGCTTGGTCATTGGAAAAACTATGATGAGCTTGAAAGTAACTTATCATTAGAAGAATTAATGGCAACATTAAATGCTTTTAGAGATAGAGAGCATCGTGAGAGAAAGTTCTTAGCAGCAATGCAAGGAATTGATCTTGATGAGGCAGAAAAAGAACCTGAAAATGTTTCAAGTTTGATGAATGCTAGAAATGCTCAAAGCGAAGGTTTTGGAATAAATGAAGGATTAGGCTTCATGCAATTGGGGGAATAACATATGGCAAATATTGAACTTAAGATAGTCGCACTAGGTGACTTCTCAAGTGTAAATGCCCAAATAAAAGCCCTTCAAACACAGGTTGAATTACTTCAAAAGAGCGTATCTGGTGTTGGATTAAAGCCAGAAATTGCAAACCAATTAAAGAATATTCAATCTGAATTTTCTAATGCTTTAATGTCAAGTGGTAATTTTACAAAACAAACAGTACAGCTTACATCAGAAACACAAAAATTTGGACAAGCCCTTCAATCTGGTAAATTAAGTCTTGGTCAATATTTTGGAATCATAACTGGAAAATCAGCAGAAGCCCAAAAAGCTGTAAATGCTTTGGCAGTTGAACAAGTTAAATTAAATAACTCTATAGTACAAACAGATATTACAAAGCAGGGTGTATACAGCGTATATACACCAACAAAGATTGATGAGCTTTCAAAGTCTACAGAAATTGCAGCAGCAAAGCAAAATATTTATAATCTTGCTGTTAAAGAAGGTTCTACACAACTTATTAATTTTGGTAAAAATACACAGTGGGCTGGTCGTCAGTTAACTGTTGGTCTTGCAATGCCAGCCATTCTTTTTGGAAGTCAAGCAGTTGCAGCATTTAAATCAGTAAATACAGAATTAACAAGATTACAAAGACTTTATGGTGAAGGTCTTACTCCTCCAAGCCAAGCACAACTTAATCAAATTTCTGGTCAAGTCCTCAAGCTTGGAACACAAATTGCTCAACAGATGGGTATTGCACAATCTGAAACTGTTAAAGTTGCAGCTAATTTTGCTGCTATGGGTATTCAAGGACAAAATCTTCTTAATATAACTACTCAAACACAAAGACTTTCAAAGCTAGGTGCTATTGATGCTACACAAGCAACTGCAGCAATTGTATCTTTGCAAAATGTTTATAAAGTAAGTACACAAGATTTAGGTAATGCTGTTAACTTCTTGTCATCTATGCAGAAACAAACAACAATGTCTCTTTCTGATATGACAGATGCTATTCCACGTGTTGGTCCAATTATGGCACAATTAGGTGGAACATATAAAGATACTGCTGTTATGTTGCTTGCTATGAAAGAAGCAGGTGTTCCAGCTGCACAGGCTGCTAACGCATTAAAGTCTGCTATGGCATCTATTATTGCCCCTACATCTGCAGCAACAAAAGAATTTGCATCATTTGGAATCAATCTTGCAACAATTAAAAATGCAGGAACACCAGTACAAATGATTGAAGCTTTGCAATCAAGTCTTGTTAGACTAGCACCATTGGCAAGAGAACAACTTATTGAAAAACTATTTGGTAAATTTCAATTTGCTCGTGTTTCAGCACTTCTTGATAATTTTGGAAAAGTTGGATCTCAAACTCAAAATGCTTTGAAGGTTGCTGGTGCTACAAATGCACAACTTGCAACTTTGGCGGGTCAAGAAATGGCTCAAGCAACACAATCTACAACTGCTAAATGGCAAAGAGCTATTGAAACATTAAAGGCAGATTTATATCCAATTGGACAAAAGATTCTTGAAGTTGGAACAAAAATTATTGATTTTGGTCAAAAGATTGCTGATTTCTTTAATAAGTTGCCTGGACCAATTAAATCTGGACTTGGAATTCTTCTTACTCTTGGAGTAATTTCTGGTCCAATTATTATGATAACTGGTTTGCTTGCAAACTTAATGGGACAGGGAATGAAAGTAGGCTATAGCCTACTAGGAATTATTGATGGAACTAAAAAGTGGAAAGATTTAATGACTCCAACATCTATTGCAGCAAAAACTGCAACTGATGCCTTTAATGAAGGTATAATGACAAATGTTGCGTCAATTGATCAACTTAATGCAGCACTTTTAATAATGATAGATAATCTTGCTAAAATTAATATGGGTCAAATGACTAGTGCTGGAGGGGTGCTAGGTTCAGTTGAAAAAGCAGCAGCAGCAGAATTAGCAAGTGGTCAATTATTGCTACCAGGAATGGCAACAGGTGGATTTGTTCCAGGAAATCCTTCAGATGGCGATGCTTATCCTGCAATGTTAATGGGCGGGGAAGCAGTTATCCCTACAAAAACAGCAGAACAGCACCGTCCTCTTATTAATGCAATGTTAAGAGGTAACTTGCCTGGTTATGCATTTGGTATTGGAAAAGTTGGCAAGTGGAAAGATAAAAAAGTTACTACAGAGCGTGGTCATGGATTATCTGAATATCCTGAATCAACTGTTGAACAATTTAATGAGCCAGGGCTTTTATCACAAACAGGTCTTGATAAAGTTGTTTCTGTTGTAAGAGGTATGATGCTCGGCATGTTTGGAAATATAAATCAAGGAACTAAATCTACAAGATCTGGAAAGACTGGTTCAGAAATTGCAGAAGGATATCGTGCTGTACAATCAGCAGATATTGATCCTTTGGAGAATTTAAAAAATCAAGCAAAGTTGCTTGGTGTAAATATGAAAGAATTTGAACCAAAAATTGATAAAGCTTTTGAAGAATTTTTAAATGAATTGGAAACAACTAAAGCTAATTATAGATTTGGTGGAGAAAAGGCAAAAGAAAGAGCTATAAAAGAAGGACAAATATATGGTGGTACTCTTGAATCTTTTACTGAAAGTAAAATGGGTCCAACAATTGATACAACTGCAACTTCTGGTAAAAGCAGTCTTGGAAATATTTTAAAAAGAATCGCTGGGACTAGAGGTTCTGGAAGAGGAAAAACATCTGGTTCAACAGGAAATACTTTCTTTGAAGAAACTCCAGGAAAATTTGTTCCAATTTCAGAAAGTGAAGAGTTAAAGTCTTACCCAGAATTATCTAAACTAAGTAACTCTGAACTTCAAAATGAATTTGCAACAAGACAATCATATTCAATGAAGAATTTATTTACAAGACAATCTTCAAGAAGTAAGGCAGCTCAAGAGGCAAAGGTTGCTGGAGAAGAAGTTGTCAAGTCTGGTAATGAAGGTTTGGGTAATAATTCTCCATCTGTTAAAGGAGAAGAGTCTGGTGTTAATTATATTAAAGGTGTTGAAAAAGGAATTAATAAAGAAGCCCCATCTTTATGGACAGAAGGAAAACAAATTGCCTCAACAATGCATGATGGTATTGATGAAGGACTTAATGGTTCTGCTGGAACTTCAAAGATTCAAGGAATATTTAATAAAGCATTTGGTTCTGGAGGAAAACTTAGTGGAATGATGTCTAAGTTCTCAGGTATGGGAATGATAGGAAAGATGGGCATTGGTATGGGGTTGGGAGCTGTTTCTCAAATGGCTTCTCCGCTTCTTAATAAACTTCCAGGTGGTAATTTAATTTCAGATGCATTGTCAGGTGCATCAATGGGCGCAGGATTCGGACCTTGGGGTATGGCAGCAGGAGCTGCTTTAACTCTTGTTGGTGGCGGAATCAAGTCATTAATGGCTGCAGAAAAACTTCATTCACAAGAATCTGCTGCAGACTTCAAAGTAAGCTCAGATGCAATTCAATTTTTTGGAGGCAAGGTTTCAGATACAAGTCATCAAATGGATACTTTTACCCTATCTTCAAAATTAATGGGCGATTCTTTATCACCTAGCGGTTCAGCTGGAAAAGGTTTAAGTTATAGTATATCTCAGCTTAAATCTTTTTCAGATTTAGTAAAAAGTTTATCAAAAGATAATCCACTACCTTTAGTCATAGATCAAATGAAAGGTCTTTCTGGTACATCTGCAAAAAGTATTGCTGATTCATTTATTCAAGTTCAAATGGCTATAAATGGTATGAGTAAATCACAAGCAGATTCAATGCTTCAGATGATGTTAACAATGTCTGGTCATAGCTCAACAGCAATAGGTGCTGGTGTTTCAGCTGCAGATCAACTTCATGCAATTCAAAATACATTAATTGCAACAAGAAGTGATAGAGATAAATTTACTGCATTTGTGGGGCAAATATCTAATCTTGCAACAAATACAACTTCATGGCAGCAATACGATACAATCATTAAAGCAATTGGATCTGATGCAAAAAATTCTGGAGCATACGTTCAAGGTTTAATTTCATATTTAAATGGAATAGGTGATAAAGCTGGAGCACTTACAGTTGAAACACTTCAAGCATTAAATTATAGTGCTACTGAAATTACAGATATTCAAAAAATTCTAACAACAGGTAGTTTTAATACAGATAAATACAAGCCTTCAGATATTAAAGCAATACACGATTTAGCTAAAAAATCTACAGATTTACAGTTAAAAGCTACAAACTCACAAAATAGTTTAAATAATGCTACAAATATTGCAGCTGCTGCAAGTCAAGCAAATTCTGCTGCATTAACTAAAGAGCAAAAGCTTCTTGATGCAAAACTTAAATCTTTGCAAGATTTACAAAAACAACAAACTCAAAATACTTCTTATGCAACAACGCAAGAAGATTTAAAAAATCAAATTCTCATGGCTCAGTCTACGGGTGACAATCTTAAAGCTCAAATGCTTAAACAGCAATTACTTGGAACAACTCGTGACTATAAGTTACAAAATCAAGTTGATGCAGCACAACAAGCTGCTGATGCAAACAGACTCCTTTTAGATAATGCAAATGCAAATTCTACAGCACAAATTTCTGCAACAAATGCTACAACTGCTGCAGTTACAGCGGGAGCTAAAGAAGTTGCAAATGCGATACATCCTGGCTCATTAACTGGAAGCGGCGCAAAAACTGCACTTGGAGATGTTGATGTTGGTACAAAATTTGGAATGACTACAGGGGAAGTAAATAAAAATGTTGATGCGTGGCATAAAGCTGGAACAAGTAAGATACCAGAATTTAAAGGTCAGTGGGCAATGTCTTATACTGATCCAGAAACTGGCAAACAATCGCAAGTTTTGACACCAGATGCTCGTGCATATGTAGTGAAGTATGGTAATGAAGGACAAGGTTATAAAAAAGGTGATGAATTTCAATTTAATGGTTATAATTATAAAGTAACAAATGGAGTAGATAGTACTAATCCGCTTACAAGGCAAGGTGCAGATTTACAGGGATCAGGTTCATCTTTTACCCCTTCTTCATCTCAAATACAAACAAAAAAGAACTCAATTAAATATTCAGATGAAGATTTAAAAGGCTGGTTACAACAGTATAATACTTCTGTTGCCTCAGCTGGAGGACCAATTAATAAATGGTCAATGTCAGATATAATTAAATCTGGAAAACTTACTACAAATGGAGGTATACTAGCTTTACTTGAATCTGGCCTGACACCTGGCGCATATTTTACTCTTGATGGAAAAGAATATCAAATGAATAATGGTGGAGCAAATGTTGTTAAGATGGCAAAAGGCGGAGTAGCAAGAACTAACTCTTCTATAACTTATCATAAACAACATATGAATCGTCAAGCCCGCCATTTTGATACTGGTGGACATATTACAGGTCCAGGTACTGCAATATCTGATTCAATCCCAGCAATGCTTTCAAATGGTGAATATGTGATTAAAGCAGATTCTGTTGCACACTATGGTAAAGGTTTCTTTGATTCAGTAAATGCAAAGAAATTTGCAAAAGGTGGAATGCCTAATGTATTAAAATTTACAGAAGCATCAAAATATGATCCATCAAAAGCATCTGTTTGGTCAAAGTTTATTCATAATTTGACGGGATATGAAAAAACTGCAACGAACTTTATGATGCCAGGCAGTTCAATGATGGTCGGAGATGCACCAGATGCACTTGCAAATATTCTTGGTGGAGATGCTAAATGGAACGATTACACAGACTTGGGGGTAAATCTATTACCATATGCTGGTAAAGCAACAGAAGCATTAAAAGGTGCAAAACTTATTGAAGGTTTAGGTTCAAAAGTAAATAATTATAAATCATTTATTGCTGATACTGAGGGATTAATTCATAGAAGTAATTCTTTATTAGATTCTTCAAATTTAAAGTTTTCAGATAAAGCTGGGGCCATTGGGCCAGGTACATATTTTTCTCCAAAAGAAGCAGTTGGTGGATATGCGGCGTATGGAAATTTTGGATATTCTCCAACATTATCTAATAGTTTTAAATTAAAAGCATTTTTAAAAAATTATAGATACACAAGCTTAGATGAGTTTATTCAAAAAAGTGGAAAATTAGAAGCTCCATTTAGTAGGTATGATGAAAATGATTTAAAGGTTGTCAATAATTTAATAAAAAAAGGAATTGTTGGTATTAAAGCCTCTGCAAAAGATCCTTATTATCTAAAACAAGGGGATTCTGGTTGGTCAACTGGAACATCCCCTGGAAATCCAAACTTTGATATTAATGGAAATATTTTTGGTGAAGTAACAAATTGGTTATTGGGCAAAGATAAAGGCTTAGGTCTTAAAAATGTATTTAGTCCAATTGATAAATCTTTATTTGATAAAGCAAAAAAAATAGAAAAAAATAATATAATTAATGATATACGGGCAAGAATTGATTTGCGTAAGCCTCCAATACCAAGGGAGTTAGGACTTGCTAATGGTGGTATGATAAAACTTCCTTCATTCGCCACTGGAACAAGTTTCGTTCCACACGATATGATTGCTCAAATTCATAAAGGTGAAGCAGTTGTGCCTGCACACCTAAATAATGGTACAATGGGTAATACATACAATATTACAGTAAATGCGGGGTCTAATGCAAGCCCAGCTGATATTGCTAAAGAGGTTATGAATACTATAAAACGCACACAAGCTATGAGTGGAAGAAAGACTAGGGTGGGTCAATAATGTCAAGTTTAATTAATGCTGGCTTTGAAGTATCCCTAGATAATACTACTTGGTATTATATTACAGATGATAACCGTCAACCAATAAAGATTGCTTATGAAGTTATTGAAAAAACTAGTCGTATGGCTGATGGAACATTAAGAAGATATGTTGTTGCTAGAAAACATAAAATTACAGCCTCATGGCAAAATACTTGGAGTAATACCGCCAATACTACTGATGGTAATAAAGGCGGGTCTTGGCTGAAATCTTTTTATGAGGCTAATGCCTTTGTACCTATTTATGTTAGATTAACTATTGCTTCTGTTAATACGCAAAATATATCTACAACATCAGGGTTTACTCCTACAGAAGTTGTTGCAAGTCCATATGTATATACAAATACAGATACATATGTGCCATCATTTTCTGCAAATCAATCAGGAAATATGACTTATTATGGATTTATAACTAATTTTGATTATGAGGTCTCTAAACGTAACATTAAATATGATTTCGTTAATATCAATATAGAATTTACGGAGATCTGATGTTAGGTTCATCTACAATACAGCAATATTTTGCTACGGGTAATTCGCATTATGTCACACCTCAAGTTGCTTTTGAGTGGAACTATAATTTATTTTATGCTCCATATGTAACAAGCAGCAGTTCATATGCTCCTGTAGCTATTAGTGATACTTGGACTTCAACTAATAATACAATTACTACAGTTGCATCGGGGAGATCAACTAGCGTATTCCTAAATGATACAAGCCTAACAACTAGATCGTGTATGTCATTAAATACAATAAATGGTAATGGCCTTAAAGATACTGCTAATAATTATGTGGCGGGTTTTGGAGATGCATCAATAACTTTAAGTGAAATTTCTTCTACAACAAATGCTTATAAGATAACATTTTTTGCAAAAGTTGATAGAGATGCTCAGGTAAATCTTTCAGCATCAGCATATATTGATTCACACAGAGCACACTCATATTCACAAACAATAGATAGTATTTTGTGGACTAAGTTTGAGATATATCTAAGTTCGCTTCCTTTAGGAACAGCATATTCTTCCCCAGTAATTTCATTGCATCATGAAGCTATAGATGGGACTCAAAGCTATGGGGTTTTAATTGATCAATTTGAAGTTCATCAAACAACTGATTTTGAATATAAGTATGGAAATCTATGGGATACTGCAGCACCTTTCAATGCATTTAGACCAGGAGAAAGCTTTGTTCCTTCGGGCAATTCCTTGTGTCAAAGACCTATTACGAGTTCTGCAAGCACAAGTACTTTTAGAAAGATTAATACAGATCTAGGTATTGATTCAGGTTTAACTACAGTTGGAACCAGCACTTGGAATAATCAAATAATGCCAGTAAGTCCAGTTGTTTACCATCCGACTCTTATGGGAACAAATTCAAGTGCTTTTAATCCTATTTATAAAAATGGATCCTTGTCCGAATGGTCAAGGTATAAGTATTTTGTTGCAGATCCATCATCCCCAACAATATCTGGTTCTTATGATCAACTTTTAAATGTTAATAAAATTGTTATTAAATTTAATACAGCATATTCTACCCCATCATCTTTTACAGTAAGCTTAAGTGGTAAAACAAATACATATGCAGGAGGATACACGAGTGTTTATTCTTATTCTGCAACTTATACAAATGCAGATATAGATGCGTCTGGTACATGTATTCTATATTATCAATCAAATGGTTCTTGGTTATCTGGGCTTAATAGCGGTCCTTGGGCGGGAACTGTAGATAATACAACTGTTCCAGGAACACCTTCATTTGATTTTCAAAGCAATATAAAATTTGGTGGTGTAAAAGGTGGAACTGTTAATGCCACAGTTCAACTTAATTCTATTCAAGTTACTCAAAACTCTGCAACAGTAAACCCAGCATATTCTGGTTATACATCTGTAGATGAGAATATGTCAGGTGGAGTTACTAAAGTAGATCAAACAGCAGAGTTTAAGAGAATGCAGGTAGTTGAAATATCCCCACGTCTAGAGGTAGACGTATCTTACTATACTATGTCTGTAGCAACACAAGCAGAATTAGATAATCAACAAAACCCTCTTCCAATATCTCAGATTTCATCTAATATGGCTACAGTAACACTCAGCAACATACCTTTAGTTGTGAGTAATGTATTGCTAAGTTTATTTTCAAATAATTCATCTAATTCAGTGTTAAAAGGATTATTTAAAAATTATGTTAAATGTTATGTAAACTATAGAATTTTAGACACAGTGGCTGGAGCAGCAAATTCAGATAAAGTTATTCCAGGCGGGGTATTCTATGTTGATACCTGGGATAGCAGTGATATAGAAAAAACTGTAGTAACGGCTTATGATATAAGTAAATATCTTCAACTTGTGCAGCCTACAGATTATGTTGCTCAAACTGGAGACGGTTTTAGGTTAATAAGCAATATCTTAGACTTTGCTGGATTTACAGATTATGATTATGATTCTCTTAAGAGAGTAACTTCTTCAACTTATGTTACTACGTCTGGTACTCAAAAAACAACTTCTGCTCCAATAAGAATAAGATATTTTTATGTTGATGGTACACAGCAAAAAGTTTTTGATGTGCTCAGAGAACTTTTTGAAGCATATCAAATTGCAGCATATATAGATGCTTATGGAATTATGAAATTTATCAATGTTGATGGAATATTTGATACAAGTAATAAACTTGTAACTCAACTTCATGATACAACGGCGGGAGTTTCAGTAACTACAGCAAATGGATATACTAATAACTTAACTATTGCTCCTAATATAACTATAGATACTTTTACAGAAGTAACAAAAACAAAAGTTGGAAAAGCTACATTAACTTATAAAACTCCTCAAATTGAAAAGACTCTTGCTTCCGACCCCAGACTTCTGAATAATGATAACTTTGTTAATTTTGCTCCAACCTTTACAGATTCCACTAATGCTATCTGGGATTCAACAATTGAAGATTCTACAACATATAACACTTTATATGCAACAATGAAAAGTTCTGATACTTTCTTCTACATCAATCCAAGTGAAGCTGCAGGCGGTGGAGCAATTGAGTCTGATAACTTTAGAACATATGGAATAGATCATGATGGTTATGCAATCATTGAAAATGAAGTAGTTAGCTTTCAGTATAAAGAATTTGCTTTTGTGCCTAATGGATCAAATACCCCCATTCTTAGATATGTACTAAATTCTGCAGAGTTTGCATCTCAATTTGCAGAGGTATCAGGAATACTCGGAAATCAATCTTTTAATGTTTATCCTACGGGAAGAATAACAAGAGTAAATAGAGGTCAATTTAACACTCCAGTATCAGATCACGTTGTTATGTCAACTTTGTCTGATATTCAATCAAAATTTAATACATCTTCGCTATCTGTTAATCCATATATCAGTAATGGTAATATTGCTATAACAGCACCTGCAAATACTTTTCAAGCAATGTATGCTAATGATTCTTATGCAAGTGCAAACTCATACAATACATTTTCTACAAAAATTATGGCTGGACCAAATTCAAATACAAATTATGCTAATGGTTGTGTATATGGTCTTGTAATGCTTAACGCAGCTGGGAGTAAGAGCGTTACAGTGTATATTCAGCAAAACATAATAAGTGCGGGGGTTCCACAATATTTATTATATGTAACTTCAAATGGACAAAGCTGCCTTTCTGCACCAAACATAGATGTAACACAAATAATCAATGAACAAGCAAAATATTCTCTTAATGCTCCATTCTCAGATTTTGGTAAGTACATACATCTTAAGTTTGTTAAGGGAAGTGGAAATTCAAATAATGCTTTTGAAGTCTACATTAATAATATTCAAGTACCATTAACTACAAAATCTGGATTAGTAACCTCAAGCCTGGATACTTCTGGCGGGTATGGAATGTATGTTGATGGTGCTACTACAGTAAGCAATACAGTATTTTTTGCAGAACTATATGCTACACAAACTGCAATCCTTGATCCATATATTTCTTATCATTACCAGTTACCTTGGTTTGCAGAAAAGCTGGCAAGTAACAAAAAGATTTTTGAGGTTAGTTGGATTGCACAATCTTCACCTTCAATTGTCGGTATTAGCTATTATGATGTTCAAGATACGCAAGCACCGTCTCTTGATGCATATCCATTAAAACTAGCTTACGATTGGTATTTTTATCAAAATGGTAATCCTCCAAAAGCCACTGGTAATACTGCGGTAGAACCAGGATCAATAACAAAAATTGTTAATGACCAAGTTATTGTGTTTCCGCCTACAGGTAACATTGCTAATTTGCCAAGAATTTCAGTGGACGAACATGCTTTAACTTATTCTCCAATCTATCATTCAGGGTTCAGAAGTCGTTTTGCTATTGTAAATTGCTCTCCATCTCAAGTATTTTTAAAAGCTTCTCCAAATCCTCCAAATACAATAACTGTTGATTTTAGCTTAATTACAAACTCTTTGATTACACTAGGTAATGATGTAGTAATTGAAAAGGTATTTGATGTGGCAAATATTAATGAAACTGTTGACATAACAAGCAGCTGGATTCAGGATAAAAATACTGCAACATCAGTACTTAGAACTATATACAGAGCACTAGAAAGCTTTTCAAAAGTTACAACTTTATCTGTATATGGTAATCCATTGTTTGAAATTGGAGATATAGTTGCTGTTAACTATTCTTTAAAGAATATTGTAAATAAAAAGTATATTGTACAAGGAGTATCTCAAACTTTTGATACAGGTTTAACAACTGTTTTAACACTTAATCAAATTGCAGATAATACGACAGTATCTTCTCCAAAAACATATTCTGCACCAGGTACATTAAATGGTTCATTGCCATTCACATCTGCAGGCACACCACCTGTAGGTACAGTACCTACACCAATTCCTACACCAACCCCAGTGCCATCAGTATTTACTGTAACAGGAACAACTGGAGCAACTTCAGGCACATTCAGTATTAATTGGACTAATCCACCAACAGGAACATCTTCTTATAACGTAACAGTTGCGGGATCGGGTAGTGGAAGCTTATCTCCAAGTTATTCTTTAAAGCTAGTTCCAACATCAACTACATCAGAATCTTATACAGGTGGAACACCAGGAGCATTATATAATATTTATGTAGATGCTTTAAATTCAGCAGGCACAGTTATTGGAACTGCAACAACAAGTGTTAATGCGTTTGGAGCAGCAAGTTCTTTTGTTGCTACAACATCTACAGGTTCAACACCTGGAACATTTAGTGTATCTTGGTCTAATGCCCCATCTGGAACTACACAGTATGGAGTAGATATAACCCCTGGAACAACAAGTATCACTCCAAGTACTTTAGTATTTACAAGTTCTACCAGTCAATCATTTGCTAAAGCTACCCCTGGAGGATCTTATACTGTTACTGTGACACCTTATAATGCTCTTTTAATACCAACAGCTCCTCCATATCCAGTAAATGTAATTGCAGGTGCTGCAGCACCACTACCAGGAACTCCAACAATAGCTTATTCTTTGCCAACAAGTACTGCTACAAGTGCAGGATTCACTGTTACATGGTCATCAACGAATGCTACTAATTATAGTGTAAATATTTATAATTCAAATACTGGTAACTCTGTTTTTGGATATCCTATAACTACTTCTAACACTAGTGCTACTTTGACTGGTCTTGTGCCAAGTACACAGTACAGCGTTTCTGTTCAAGGTATTAATTTAACAGGTTCAGGTCAAGTATTTACTAATTATACTACTACCCAAGCAGCAACTTCATCAGGAACATTTAATGTTAGTGCAACTCAGGCTGGTTCTGGATCATTCAATGCTGTTTGGGCTAATCCACCAACAGGTACAGTTTCTTATAATGTATTGGTCTCTGGTCCAAACAGTGGTTTGCTTACCCCCTCTTATAGCCTTACGTTAGTTCCTCTTACTACTACTTCAGAAAATTATTCACATGGAATTTCAGGTGGAACTTATACGATTACAATATCAGCACTTAATTCATCTGCTGTAGTCATTGGAACCGCTACAACTACCATAACTGCTTAAAAAATGATATAATTGACGGGAGGTATAAATAATGACGGTTGTTCAAAATAGAAGTACTAATAAGCCAGTAAGTGGCTCCCTTTCCCTTGGAACTAAAAAGAAACAACCTATTTATATCTCTGAAAATGATGCAAGAGCTAGCAAGGCTTACTTAAGAGATCATCCTGGTGAAATTGTAGTTTTATCTGAAGCAGATTTTGCTAAATGGTTAATGCAAGAGTATAACCCAACAATAGTATCAGATACTAATTCTGCTACTCCAGGGGTTCTTTTAAATGATAATGAAACTACAACTTTATACGGAATATCTAGTAATAAGATTGGTGTACCAGGACAACCAACTTGGGATAAAACACAAATTAATTATGTAACAACAGATACTGGAATATATGAGAATATAACTATAGCCTTTGACCCATCACCAGATGATCCAGGAGATGGTTCTTTTGTATATCATGTTTCTTATGAAGCAAGTACAAATGTGTCTTCTCCTACAACATCTCCAACTACAACACCAGTAGTTTCTGGGGGGACTGTAACACCAGTACCAGTAACTGGCGGGGGATCTTCTGGAATAAGTAATACTCCTCAGTCATCTTCTTCAAACACTAATTCTCCAGTAGGAACTGTTACAACTGTAAGTCATGTATCAACATTCTTTGCAGTAGAATGGGCAGCATTATCAAATGCTATAAGTTATACAGTAACTGTTTCAGGAAATAACGTTCCATATTCAAGTCCAACATCAGGCTCAACATCATTTGTTGTACCCTCTAAAGGCGGTAATTCAACTGCTGGGTCAGTTGCGACTGGTTCATTGAGTGGAGGGTTATATATGTTTGTTTTGAATAACCTGTCAGGATCATTTTCTGGAACATATTTTCTATCTATTCAGGCAAATTATTCAACAGGATCATCAACGGGGGTAGCATATAGTGTCACAATTTAAAGGTACATATGTATTCAAACAAAATGGTGTAGAAATTGGAAGATCTACTAATTTAATTACATCTAATGGTCGTAAGATGATTTTGCAATTTTTGTCAGGAGCAAGACAAGATTGGGCAGCAGATATGGCTATTGGTGCTATGCCATCTCCAACTCCTGCACTATCAGATACCCAACTTAATTTTGAAACATCTCGTTATCCAGTAGTTTTAAAAACTTTTATTTCTGCTAATACAATAGCTAGTAATCCAGATCTTATATTAGTTAGAGCTACTCTTCCTGCATCACTTTATGCAAATATATATGAGATTGGGTTGTATGCGGTAGCTGATGCATCATTTTCAACTTCAACAAGAAACAATATCATTTTAGATGATTTCTCTAATTTATCAAATTGGTCTATGTCTGCGGGTACAGTAATACCAAACCCTTATGTTGCTCAAGGATATAGTTCCCCTAGAATTGGGTCTAATTCAGTATCATTTCTTCCAAGCACTACATATACTAACTCAAATTTATCAATAGGTTTTTCAAATTATACTGTCCAGGACTCATTGCAACTACTTTTATTTAATACAACTTCAGGAACTATTAACGTCACTATAACCGACGTATCTGGGATAAATCAAACTTTAACATTTACGACTACAGCAAACTCTAATTATTCTGTTATATCTGTTCCATTTGATACAGGTTTGAGTGGTAGCACTAATTCAATTTTTAATTTTACTAAAATAACTTCAATAAGTGTTGCTACTGGAGCATCTACATATGCAACAATTGATGCAATTAAAGTTTCAAGCTCAAGCGAACTTTCAGTTGAAGAGTCACTAGTTAGTAAATCTGTTTTATCAACACCAATTGCAAAAAATCCAAATGTTCCTTTGGACGTAGAGTATTATGTAGAGATGTTGTAGGTATAAAATGACTAAACAAACTCTAGATGTACTAGGTTTAACTCCAAACCAAAATTATGTAATTAAAGTTTTTGCAACAAGAACAGATCCAGCGACTGGAAATGTAGATGTTTCTTATTATTCCCCTACACTGCAAATTTCAACACCTTCGTTATCAGGTAGTGGTACAAATCTTACAACAACAAATTATGGGACAGATATACAGTTAGCAGGAGGTTCGCTATTTGCGGGAACATTTCCTTCAAATATAGGTCAAATTGATTTAACTATAACAAATCCAAATGGCACAGGTGTAGTAGTAAATCAAACAGGCGTTGGTGCATATAGTGGCGGGGTTCAAGAATTTTTCTTAAATGCTAAAACTGGTGCAGCAACTTTTGCTGGAACAATAACAACGCCAACTATACAAAGTGGAAATTATTCCGCTAGCCTTGCAATATCTGAGCCAAAGTTTTCTGTAGCAGGTACACAGATTAGTTTAACTGATGGTTCAATATCTGCTCCACAGTTTAGAATTGACACATCTGGAAATGCTTATTTTACAGGATCAATCAATGCTAATGCAACAATAAATGGATCGTTAGCCTCAACTGTAGCTTCAAGAGCTACAGGAGCTATACAGCCAGGGGCATATGTTTCTCTTGATTCAAACAACACTATCACAAAAATAGACCTTACTGGAGGAATATTATTAACTTCAAGTGCAGCTGCAAGCTCTGCTGGGAGTGGTAATAGAATAGAACTAAATGTAAATGGTTTAACGGGTTATAGCGGTACAACACCAACATTTCAATTTCAAACAAGTACTGGTTCATTAATATTGAGTGGGCAGTTAACCGCTTTGAGTGGATCTTATTTGGGAGGTTGGTCAATCAGCGGTTCTGATATAATAAAAACATCATCTTTAACTTATGCAACACTTCCATATACTGTAACTACAGATTTAAGTGCAGCAACAGGTGCAATTTCTGTTTCTGCTTTACAAGGAACAAATCCAGCAGGCTCAGTTGTGCTAGGGGATGTTTCAAATACTGGTCAAGGTTCTGGATTAAGTTTTTATTATAATAATTCTACGTTATCAGGATACATATATTCTTCAATACCTGGAGCTTTAACGTTTAGAGCACAAAATGCTGGATATAGTGATGGATATATGACTATCTATGCAGGAACATCATTAGTACAGCCTTTTCTTTATGTTAGTGGTGCAATATCTGTTTCTTCTGTTAAATCTAATACGATAGGAAGTACTAATGGTTTAAGTGGTATTACATCTCAAACTACATCAATAACAGCAGGAACTTCTTCTGGTACACATGCAAGTGGCGACATAGTTTTGGTTTATGTATAATGCCTGGTTTTATCAGTGACGGAGCTAACTGGAGGCAGATAGCTGGTCTATTTATTAGTGATGGTTCTGTTTGGAGACAGGTTGTTTCAGGCTTCATTAGTGACGGTTCTATTTGGCATCAATTTTATTCATTATCATCAATAACTGGATTATATGTAACAACACCTAACTCTACTGAAATAGACTTATTTTGGAACACACTTGGTTCTGGAGTCACTTATGATGTATATAGAAGTACTTCATCAACCGCTCCAACATCATCTACTACTCCAACATCAAGCGGTTTGTCTCTTCCTTATTACTATAGTACAGGCTTAACACAGGGCACAATTTATTATTTTTGGGTAAGACAATCAGGTTCCTCAAATCCCTGGAGCACTGGAATTTCAGGTTTGACACAATTAAATCCGTCACTGTCAGGTGCAACTAGCGTATCTGGTGGATTTACATTTACTTTATCTAATTATAATTCAGCATATACTTGGGCGGTTTCAACTAATGCAGGATCAATTTCTCCTTCATCAGTTACATCAAATGGAACATTTACCGTTTCTGGATTGGGGTCGGGTGCAAGTGCAACCGTAACTATATCAACATCTTATGGTGTAGAGTCAACAGGAACTAGTTCTGTGACGGGTAGTGCATTGGTTGTTAACCCACCACCAGGACCATTTACAGTCAATACTATAGCAGACAATACAACACTTCCATCTGCTCCAGCTTATGCTTCTGTAACTGATAATGCAAACAATACATTCTTTGGTTCATGGGCAGCAGGATCTTTGGCAACATATTATGATGCATATTTTTATAGTGGTCCAACAATTACTAGAAATAATATATCTGGAACATCTACCCCAAACTATTCTTTTGGTACTTCAGGAACAGAATCTCTTCAGGTAACATCTTATAATGGAAGCTGTCAGGCATTCGTAAGCTGGGGAGTTTCTAGCAATGCTACTTCTTATACAATCAACTGGCAATTGAATGCCGTAACTCAAACAGCAATAAATACTTCAGCAAACTCTTATACATTTAGTGGTCGTGTTGCAGGAGATAACGTATATATTGTTTCTATAGTCGCCAATAATGCGTATGGCAATACCACTGGTTCAGGAACTTCCTCTGTTACCTTGGCAGCAAAACCATCATCATCATCAACACTAGCATCTGCTTCATTAACTGCACATCTACCAGGAAACCCAGTAATTTCTTTCTCAGGAATTACAAGCAGCGGATTTACTGCATCATGGCCTGCGACCTTGGCTACAAGTTATTATGTTGAAATTTATAACTCATCTAATGGTGCAGATATTTATGGTCCAATAACAGTATCCACTACATCTTATACAGCTTCAGGACTTCCTGCTTCTACGCAATATACTGTTTCTGTTCATGCTATTAACACAGTTGGAAACAGCTCAACAGTTACAAACAATGTAACCACAACTGCATCTACTCCACCTATTATTGCTATTATTGCAACCCCGCCACCTATTATTGCAACCCCTATTATTGCAACCCCTATTATTGCAACCCCTATTATTGCAACCCCGCCTCCAGTATGTATTCAAGGAGATACACTTGTTCGTACAGCAATAGGTTATATGAAGGCAAGAGACCTCTACATTGGTCAG